TGGTTCAAACAGATCTCGGGTTATGTCACTCTCCGGGCCAATCCCTAAAAGGGTTCGGAGAGGTATTGTATTCATTGTAGGGGACTTTAACACTGAATATGCACTTCTGCTATAACGTATGGATTGTGAGCGCCTATACGAAATGGTTGTGTTAAAGGGTGCAGCGGGTAGAAAAGCACACCCAGTCCTCACTTCCCTGGCCGGGGTAGGTGATTCCTGGTACTTCGCTTTCGTCCGGTCTGTAGCGGTGGCACGTCCACATCTAGGTGACACCACACCTTCCTAACCTCTTGTCTGGGTGGACTTAGGCAGTAATTACGAGAAGGGGGTGTTTTGACTCTCTAGTGTTTGTTTACCACATATCAGCCATTCTAGGCTTACTATGTGTGCGATCCTGCGGACCACGGGCTGCGTTCCGTTCGGTCTTCAGCAAGAAAGGGGTTTGGGTTTGGTTAAAGCGGGTTTTGAAATTTTAGAAGTGGTAGCAATGGGGCTGTGCCCCAGAGCTAATCGTGGTTGTAGTGATTGCGGTCCAAGGAGGCACTCTCGGCGGCAGTTAACCGGCGAGCAGCGGTGACTGAACCAGCTGGTGAGAGAGGTTCTGGCCATGCAGCTTTGGATTTTCGTGGAATCACCACAAAAGTGTTGCTCTTAACTTCCTCTGGTTCAACGGGAAGTTTGGTTTCAGGAGCACACACCTGGTTCACCCTTTTGGAGTTCGCAATTGACTCGCGTTCATGAGTCATAGTTTGCTCCATTTTGGTGAGGAGGTCCCTAATGGGAGTTTTCGATGTAGAGCCAGAGACCGCCAAAGACATCTTCGAAAGTAACTCCTCGAGTTGCTGCTCGGGAAGTGCCAAAAGAAAACGCAAGGCGCGCTCGGCTCGAGTCCTTCGAGAGGCTGGGTGAAGAGTTGCGCCGAAAAGACTTCCAATGGCCCCAATGGGGTCGCTCATGAAAGAACTTCCAAACTTGTAAATCTTCTTACCCAGGCTCACTCCGGACTTGATTCCACCGAAAATGGATTTGACGTCACCTACGATTGCTTCAATTTTGCCATCATCCTGGAAAGAACAACGGCCTTGCGAAAACAAAGGCAGTTCTGAGAACGCTGCATCCAATGCAGCGGAGAAAGTAACGGGATCCGCTTGGAACAAAGACAATGAACTAAGCGGTGCAGCTGTAACATCAGGTACATACTCCCAGAGTGTGTACACTGAGAGGTGGTAGCTAAGGTTCGTAGCTGCATTCGCATCGAAAAGAATTGTCGTTGATTTGGGCGTGCACGCGGTCGTTGGTGCCATCCAGACATAGTCTTCGGAGCCTATGCCGTTCTTTCCCACCCAGGTGCCGTTCAATACGTCACCTGGCTTCCCATTCACACCCGTGAATTGGGTCTGTGAATCTTGGATAACGCCGATATCCACTGAAATTTCATCGCAGTCAATGAGGGCAAAAGTTCTAAGCCCTCCTAGGTCAAGTACAGCTGAGGTACACCTAAGTTCAGCCCCCATCGCGACTGCCCTGTAAAGGTCCACACTTGCGGCAAAATCTGAGTACCCATGTACGTTTGTGTTTGCCCACGTCCATGTTGGAGTGATTTGTGTGGCCCTTCGGATCTGGGCATTCATGTTGGCGGTAACGGCCACACGTGCTGTGTAGCCGCCTAATGGATGCACAACGCCGCTGAAGCTCAGCTGCGTCGTGGTCCAAACCCTTGCTGTCATATCCTTTGACAGATCCGGGTAACCTGGTGTCATGTGACTGTCCATGGCCCCGCGGGGTGTACTCATCGCAAAAGCAGCTGTTTTAGCAGCTTCTCTTTGAGAGGCCATGATTTGGTCGGTGACTGACGATTTGTTTACTCTCCTCTTACCACGATTTTGGCTCGGGTTTGCCACTTCTAGTGATCTCAATAGATCCCTCGCTTGTCTCCTTGCCCTACCTCTCTGTTTCTTGCTGGCGGCCTTGGGAATGATTGCAATTGTTTCACTCATACCCTACGGGCGGTACAAATCGTCCTCACAGAACAACACTCCTACGCCCTTGGGGAGAAGTGTGGCTGGCGAGTGGACGCTGCCCATTATGGTGAAAGTCCATTTGTCGAGATAGTCTTCCAGGACTACTTGTTCAGCTGGTGGGATGCCAAACGCCTCGTGAAAGGTTAGTCTGGCTTGATCGGTTATGTGTCCAGGGGTGGCGGCTGTGAGACCGGCCTTGTCCATTGTCTTTACCTCGTGCTTCAATAGGTGCCAGTACTTGTTCGTTGGATCAAACGCAACAAATTTACCATCACCTGCTCGGATGAGTGCACGAGCATAAGCCTGTAGGACAGGCACACCCCTGTTAAGGGCTAGTTCACCATAACCTATTGCGCTAATTAATTTCTGTCTACGACCCTGTATGAGATGCTTAGGGTTTATGAGCGCAGCGGAGAGGACCTTTGCCGGTTTGCGGACAAATTTCCAACCCTCCGCCGTCTCCACTGGGTGCCCCTGGCACCACAGCACGGACGGAAATGTGGTCGATACCTTTTCAATTTTCAGAACCATGCCCAACGAGAGCATTAGTTCCGGCATTTTCGATTGTATGTGTGTAAGCCACTTGGCTTCCACGAAGAGACAATTGTCGTCACCGTCATCGAGCATGTTGTAGTCACTAACTGGGATTCCCAACTGTTCCATACCCCACGCCGTCATAAGTAGCATCAGAATACAATTTCCAAGGGCAGTGTTCATGTCCCCAGACATACGCTTGCCCCGGATCTGGTACTTGATCCTGGAGCTGGTCATGCCTTTATTGTTTTCTTGCCACCGAAGGAGTTTTGCGAACTCCTTTGACGGATTCATCTTCTTATACCATCGGTGCTCTTGGCGCAGCAGCCAGAGGGAGACATGCTGGTCAAACCGGGACATGTCCAGAGCACAGCAAACAGGGTTCTTGAGAGAGGTCCATTTCTCATGGGCAAGTGCAGCCCGCCTGTTCATTGAACAGCCTTTGCCTATGAGTCTCCCCTTCGGCATTAGCTTACCATCGCCACACATATTATAGATAATGTGCTCGATTGGCTTAAGGTACTTCGCCATCAAAACGCAGTACTTCAGACCTCGGAACTGGATAGCTCTCGGGTCTGGATTGATCTTCTCCTTGTTGAACGCAGTTTTCTCGAACTTAACGAACATCGATATCCAGGCATCGCGACTGGCAACACCCTCAGCTAGGTAATATTCGAGTCCTCGTTGAAATCTTCTCCGGCGTGAGCCTGAGTAGAAGTCCGGAACGTCCAGAACATCCATCGCTGGGGTGCCAGGTAACCTGGCGATATGTTTGGTGTTGAAATTTGCAAAGCTTCGGAGCGCTGCTTTGCTTGGTACCGGCACGGCACCTACGACTCGATTTCTCAAGGCGCACATCTGATTTTTGTAACAATTGTGGTGGCCAAAGACTGTGTAGCCATCCTTAATCTCCACACGCGCCACGCGAACGTAGTTGCGTTTGTGAAGACAGGTGCGATCGTAAGGTTCTTTGATTTTAGCGTCCTGGGCCATGGGCTTAAAATCTTTATCGCCTGCACAGTGAGCAATAGCTTCGACGGGGCATCCCTAAGCGCCCCAGCCCAGACTGCTGCTGTGGAACTTCCCTGACGCACCAAATGCCCTCGCAGCCTGGTTAGACTGGTTGGCGGCGGTATCGTCAAGTATTTCCTCAAACTTTGCCTGAGCTGGTGTCACTGTAAGAGTAGCGGCCGCAATCAGAGTGACTTGTTCTGTCTTCTCTTCTTGGGTCCATTCACGATAAACTGGATTTCCATCCAGCTCAGTCATGAGCTGTCTCTTTAAGGACAAAAATTGCGCCGAGGAGTGTTTGGTTCCTAGCATGAATAGCTGAGCTTTGGAAAACAAGGCCGAGTCCAAGCCGAGTTTATCTTTTACCTCATCATGCGTAGGGTGCCGTGGTCGAGTAGGCCAGTATCTCCACGCAGCCACGGCACAGGCAGTGATGCCTAATGCTATAGCAGTGCGTTTGACATTGGACCCAGTTGCTAATCCAGCACCAACAAGGGCACTGGACACCAAAGCGGCTGCCTGTACAGGCCGCTTGGCACCCACCCGCCACTGCTTGCGTGTTTGCTGCCCTCCTGTAAAGAAGTGTGGCATCCACGGGCGTGAACTTGGCACATCAGGTTCAAATGTGCCTGGTTGCGGGTATGGTCGCATGGGTTTTTCCTCCTCTTCCTCTTTAACACTCTTAGGGGTTTCCTGCCCCGTCCCAGAAGTGGTAGTGTCACTACTTGAGTCACTGGCACTGTCGGAAAACAGCTCTTGTTCCGCATCAACATAATCAGCTAGTTCTTGCTGCTTTGGTTGCGGTTCAACTGCCTTCTCGAAACGACATACGCCAGGGTGGAATTTTCCACACACATTACACTTCCTTGATCCGTTCTCACTCTTTCTTTCCTCCTTTGCCAATTGTTTGGCGGTGGCTACGAAGGGGCATGTAGCCATCAGATGCCCTGGGTCTTGGCAAACGCCGCACGTGCGCTTGCTTTGGGCTGCCTTCCTGTTTCGCCGACCTGATGAGGGTCGTGAACGGGCTTTTGGTTTCAACACCGGATTGCTGGTCTTGTGTTCATCCAGCGCCTTACGCTTACCGTCCGCCGGTACGCGCTTGGCTCCATGTTTAGACTCATGGGCTGAGCTGGTTGAAGGGCTGATACCCCCTCCACGCGGTAGTGCAAGTTCTGG